CTTGAATTAACATATCTAAGATCTCAAGATCAATCTCCATAGAGATATACTCACTCAATAAAGATGTTAACTCAGCCTCAGCATCAATACTGTGGTAAGCGTTAAGATCTTGAGCGAATTCTGGAGTCCACTGTGCTTTTAACTTTCTAGTCTTAGCAACAATCGCTTCAGAAGCAAGTTCTACGTTGATTTCTGGGATAGTAATTGAACCAGCAGGATTATCTTCAAAGTCTCCTCTGTTATTTTCTGTTGGTACAGTTACGTAAGCTAAATCAAGAGCTGTAGCAGCATCGATATCGTTAGCTTCAACTACGATGAAAGAAATTTCATTGCTACTTGAATCAACAGAAGTATACTCTGGGTATACTTTTAAGATGTCTCCAGAAGTAAGGCTAAAAGCTCTTACTGCTTGATAATCAGGACGAGTTAAATCGTCTCCGTCTACAGTTACTTTTACTACTTTAAGTCCGTTTCCAGCTGCTGCGATAGAAGCAGAAAAATCAGCGTCATATCCAAACAAATGCTCATCTGCATTTAAATCTACAGAAGCAGTAGTAAATTTGTTAGCAGCAGAATGATTTGCAGCTAAAGTACCACCAGCATAAGCTTTGGAAGAAGAATTGATTGAATATCCAAATCTTCCTACACCGTATAGACCACCGTCTACATCAGTATCAACTCCCATTTTATCACTAGCTTCAGTTACGTTACCGTACATGTTATCTCCTGATCCAAATTTATCTTTTCCAGTTCCGTATTTGAAATCTAGATAAAAGATAAGACCTGAAGGTAAGTTCATTGGTTGTACAGATACAAAGTCTTTAGCAGCGATTTGAGCGAATACCTTACGTACTAATGGTAAAGCTACTCCAGCCCATTGCTCTCCAGTACCACCACCATGTGCAGCACCATTTACATTTGTACTTGATTGCTCAGATACAATTTGCTTAGCTTGATTCTCAAGAATCATAGCCATGTTGTTTTTTTCGATCTCGTTAGAATATCCTTCTAATAGACCTGATTGAGTCCATTTGTCCGCTAAACGTGCAGCATCTGCTTGCAAGTTTTTGAAGTTACTTTGAGACCCTTCTAATAATTGATTAATTTCCATAATTAAAATTTGTCTTTTTTTTATTTATTTTATAATTCCTGCTAATTTTTGCATTCTTTTTACAGCATCGCTTACTTCTGAAATTACTTCTGGTTTAGAAGCGGTTGTTCCAGTTGCTTTGCTAGCCATTCCTAATTTAGCTTCTTTAATTGTACTTTTAGTAGTTTTCCCAACTACGTTATCAGATACAGTTTCGAATACTAATTTTACTTCTTTAACTGTTTCGGCTTTATCGAATGCTGCGATAACACTTACTTTTTGCGATTCAGTTAAACTACTTGATTTGAAAACTTTATTTACATAAAGTAACTTAGCGTTAAGAAGATTTACTTCTTGTAACTGTCCTTTCAACTCTTCAATAGTTGTCATAGCTTCTTCTAGTTCACTAGTTTCTTCTAATTCAATTTCTTTCATAGCGTCAGACATTTTACCTAATTCAATATCTTTAACAAAGTCACCTACTTTCTTACCTGCTTTTTTAGCATGTTTGGCTAAGAACATTACTGCCTTTACTAAATCATTTTCCATTGGGTCTCCGAAGTCTCCTACTGCGTATCCAGGTCTTACCTCTTCAATCTCTTCTTCTGAAATTTCAGATTCATTTCTGTGTTGTGTAACGCTTGCTGCAGCTCCTCCTGCTTTACGTAATCCTTGAGCTAAATTTTTTCCTTTGTCTCCAAATTCTCCAGCTTCAAGTTTGTCCATTAAGTGTGATAGTCCAGCAGCACCGCCAAATATAGCAGCAACACCAGCACCAACTGTTACAGGATCTATTACTTCTTCAATACCTTCCTCCTCTATAGATACTTCTTCTATAGATTCGTTTTTGTTTTCATCAGACATTTCAGTAATCTCTCTTAGTAATTCATCTAAGTCAATTTCTTCTTCGTCTTCCGCTCCTACCATATCTCCTACTGGTAGCTCTTCTCCAGGAATTTCTTCCTCTCCTTCAGCTCCCATTTCTTGAGATATAATATCACGGATAAGGTCCTTAAGGTCGTCCACTTCCATGTCCTTTACCTCAACCTCTTCTTCTTCTGCTTCCTCTTCAGATTCTTCTGAATCAATGTCAGCTTCGTCTTCAGCACCTACTTCTTCTTCTTCCTCTGTGAAAGTTTCTTCGATTGCTTCGTCTTTATTGTCTTTGTCCATTCCTTCTTCTACCTCTCCTTCAACTTCTTTAACTACTTCTTCGTCTTTAGATGAATCATCCATTTCTTGAAGTTTAGCAGCTAACATGTCTTTAAGATGAGGAGTTAAAGTCTCTTCCAAAGCTTCTTTAGCGTTAGCAATAGCAGCTTCTCTTACAGATTTAGCTTCAGCAATAGCTTGCTTGAATAAATCTTTGTTTGCCATTTCTAATAAAATTTGTGTGTGTTCGTACGATTATTGTAATCGTAATGTGAAGTTTTTTTTCTTGATCTAATACAGTATAAGGAAC